CGAAGGGGATTCCCCCTTCGCTGAGTAGGCTTGCCTACTCGCATCGTAACACACCAGTTATGGTGCCTATTGGAAGAGAGGGAACCATGTTGATGGGCCTCTCAGCCGTTAGTAGTAACGGTCGGTTGCTTTTACGCAACCTCGTGGATCAATAATGGTTCACACATCACGCAGCCCTCTCGGGCTTAACAGCCCCGGAGGCTTCCATGCGCACGCGAACTAGGACGACTAGTACAGGCTCTGCACGCTTTATCGAGAAGGTCTATATCCAAGGTGAAGGATATGTTGAAATCGTCAACATATCCTATCCTGGGACCGGACCTTACGAGATTGAGTACATGCAGGACGCAGGTACAAAGGCGCCCTATTCGCGAGGTATGCCTGGTAATCCCAGGCCTACCTTCGTATCACACTACTGCAACCACCGAAAGGTGGTTCGGGAGTCTGCTGGAGGCTGGAGCGGATTCGTATTTCCCCCTTGGGGGGGCAGTACTTATCGCCAAGTCACCGGTGATGTGATGTCATATGCTTACCCCAATGGTTCTTGGTATCCAACCAAGCCATCGGTAAGCTACCCGTCCTGGGAAACAGTATGGAACGCATTCACTGCGGAAGTATACGGTTATTCTAAGCCCCAGGTCTTGTCCCTTCCGTCCATAGTAGAAGTACTAGAACTGAAGAATTGGATAAGATTATTTGGTGCTAAGATACGCCGTATTTCTTACTTCCGAACGGGACGCAGTGATCGTATGGCTGAAGCCCAACTGGGCTATCGTTTCGGACTCAAGCCTCTTTGGGAGGATTTGAAGAATGCCGCAAAGCTTCTTCAAGACACCCAGGATAAACTTGCGTTCTACGCGAAGGCTTCTGGCAACGAGGTGCGAATCTCGGCTGCCGTTCCTGCCACTTATACGATCCCGGCTCCGCCGGATCCTGAAACTGTCGTCTCATATACAACTTACTCAATAAGTAAGGCGTTCAGACGAGTGACAGCTAGAGTCCGAGCTGACTACAACACTAGCGATATGGCTGCGACCTACGATCTGATTCGTGGGCTTGGCCTTAATCGCCTGTTATCTTCAACTTGGGAACTGGTTCCATTCTCATTCATCGTTGACTGGTTTATCAATATCCAGTCTGTAGTAAACCAACTTGATAGGGTATTTAGTGTACCTGACAAGTTAGTTAAACTATACTCGGTGACGAACGTATGCGAAAGTGAATTTCTTTCCGCAAACTTCATGCTTTACTCCCGATTATTTTCCGATGATTGGTCCACCTCTCGGTGGCCCATGAGGTCTGTAGGCGGGGTTAAGGCTGAGTGGTACCTTCGGGTACCCGCGGAGGAGAAGCTCGCACGTGATGGACTGGACTTAAGTGGGTCCGGTCTCAACGTTAACAGAGCGGAAACGCTCAGTTACTTGTGCTCTGCTCTCCCTAAATTTAGGAAGTAGCTGAGTCGGCGAACCTCTTCAACAAGGTTCCCAAGATGTCCAAAACGCGATAAGGGCACTCCCGTGTGGGAGGTAACCCGAGGACTAACTCGCATCACCTGTGTATCAGGAGTCATCCATGGCCTCTACTACTTTCGTCGTTAACAACGGCGCAGCAGTTGCCAAGACGTTCACCCTTCAATCTCAGGATTTGAAGACCGCGTCTTACATCAATACCGAAAGTTCCCTCTCCGCTCCCCAGGTGGCTGTGATCAGTCATGATCTCAAGCCCACTGGCGCGAAGGGCAACGATCGGCACAACGTATCCTTCAAGACCACCCTGCTCGACTCGGTTGGAGTTGCTCACACAATCTCGTGTAGCCTTCAGCTCAGTGTCCCTCGCAGTGCCGTGGTCACGGATGCACTCGTGTTGGATACAGTTCGTTTCACAACGAACTATCTTACCGACGCGCGCGTCGCCTCTCTAGGCGATGGTGTGACCCCGTAACCTTGGGGTTGGCATATGGCATACGATGAATCCAGGGAGACTCTTAAATGGGATCATCTGGAAACAGAGCACACGCGTTCATCCATGAATGCGTCGAAGCCGCTGCCTCTGATTTCGAAAGAAATTACGCAGCCACACAAGACCACGATAACAAACTCCGCCGCGTCTGCTGCGGAGTGGCTTCTGGACACTCTGCCTCCATTACGGAGGTTAAGGGTCTTCAAGCCTGTATTGTTACCGGCTATATCAGCGATTGCTGGTTACCTGTTCTCCCTGGTTGGGTCAGTTCCCTGAAAAGGGACCGACTTACAGGGTTGATACCGGTATCCGATATCGTCGAGATAGAGCCCTTTCTACTTGCCGATCTTCTACAGGTCTGCAAGCTCTTCTGGAAATTGGAGGGAGATCTCAAAAAAGACGATCCATCTTCGTTTCATAGAAGACTAAGAGAAAGTGGTCGGATTCGTGCTAATGCCCAGGTATCCATCTCTCTACAGCCCATCTTAACTAGATGGTTGGGCGAATGCCCGCAGAGTGGTGAATTACAAGGCAAGCACGGACCAGGAGCCGTTTCAACTGGCGAATCTGGAGCCGATAAGTGGTTAGGCCTTGCGGGCGTACCCTGTGGGATTGATCCCATGGCAATACGTTGCAACAGCCGCCACCTATCTGACGACTATCCCTTGGAATACAGGTATGGCCTTACAAAGGTTATACAGGTACCAAAGGATGTCCGTGGCAACAGGTTCATTTCCTGTGAACCATTGGAGTACCAATTTCTACAGCAGTCTATCCGCCCTATATTAGAGGCTAGGATTAAGGCTGCTACTAGAGGAAAGGCATCTTTCAATGATCAGGATACCCATCGAGACAAGCTCAGATCAGGCCGGTACGCAAGTATCGATTTATCTGATGCGAGCGACTACGTTAGTCGCCGTCTCGTAGCGAACGCTTTTCCTTCAGAGTGGAGAGATCTACTCTTTAGGACGAGGTCAACGTTCGCTGTTGACGAGGGTTCTGTTATTCCACTTAGGACCTTTGCTCCTATGGGCAGCGCTCTATGTTTCTCTGTCATGACGACAGTGATTTGCGCCATCTTACACGATGCAGGCTGTAAGGCCTACTCTGTGTTCGGTGACGACATATTAGTCCTGAAAAGGGACTTCGAGCGGGCTCTTGGGGCACTAGAGATGTTCGGCCTTAAACCAAACCTCTCTAAGTGCTGCAAAGGCGTCTATCGCGAATCTTGCGGCCTAGATATCTATGTCTGCCAAGACAATATCTATGTTCGTGAGCCGCTGTGGATCCGACAGTGCCCTGATGACTACGTTAGTAGCGCTCAGCTAGCAATGCGCTCACGTGCATTTCTGGCGTTGGGCTTCTCTAACGTCGCGTCTGTACTCTCGAGCCTCTTTAAACTCCCTGCGGACATCCGCTTCAATGAGGAGTATCAGAGGTTAGAGGAGAAAACGCTAGTCATCCAGCAACGCCCGCGTAAGCAGGCGTTGAACGGTTACGAAGCTTTGTTACGGTATTTCAACGAAACACCCGAAGCTTCTTG